GGTCGACGTAATGCAGACGCTGGCTCGGGTGGCCGGTCGCGGCCATGAACTCCTTGGCGTACACATTCTCCGATTCTGGCGAACCGGTGACATAGATCTGGTGGCCGTTCGCCATCGTCAACGTCATCGGCGTATGGAAATGGCCGACGTACACATCGTCGAATGGCTCAGGGATCACGCCGGTCGACCAAGCGTTGCATTTACGAATCAAGCCAAAGGCGGGTGTATTGCCTCCGAAGCTCTTGATCTCGTCCCCATGCACAAGCAGAGCTGAATAGTTCCCGATCGTCACGATCTGGTACCAGTTGCTGTCGGTATGCCAGGTGACGCGGTCGTCCTCGAGGCGGTCGCCGGCGATCTTGTAGGCGACGCGGTCAATGTTGTCGGCTCCTGGCATGTCGCCCTTGCGGCCAAGCCGGCCGTGGTTGCCGTACTCGCAGGTGACGGTGACATGCTCGAAGATGGCGAGCATCCGGCGGACGAAGTCTTCCATGAGGCTGGCGGTGGCGAACAGCTGCTCGAACAGGTGCGCTTCGACTTCGTAAGGTTGTCCTGGGAAGATGCCTAAGCCTTCGACCATGTCGCCGCCGAACATGACATGAGCTTCTTTGACTGGATGGTCGGCGCGCTGTATCTCGGTCATCGTGCCGATCTTCTCAGCAAACCGGTGGATCCGTTTGCGGCACGTGTCTATGTCGTAATCGGAGGTTTGTTTGCCGAGCTGCCAATCCGTGGCATGGATCAGCGCGACTTCAGGGTTTTTGCGTCGCGGATCTGTCTTGGGTTTGGGAACGCTTGGTGCGCGTCCAAGTGTGACGGCCGCGTCTTTCGCCGCCTGGTAGACGGCTTCGACGATGGCTTCTGACTTGGCGTGCGCTTTGCGGGTGGCCCGTTGCTGTCTGACGAGGGCGTCGCGGAGCTCTTGCAGCTCTACTTCCTGGTCGAAGTCATCGAGCATGAGCCCGTCGCCATTGTGCGATCGGATACTCGGAGAGCTCGTATCCCCACTTCTTCAACACCGCTTTGATTGTCGGCGTGCTGTAGCTGAGATCCATCAGCGCGGCGTGAAGCGCTTCGGATCGTTCGGTGTCAAGCTCCTCGAGGATCTTCTCTATCTTCGGGGTTGCCGGTTTGGGGCGTGCGGCTTCGAAGTCTGACATGTCTGGCACAGTTGCCTCCTGTGTGTGCTAGTTGAACAAAGCCTTCCAAGTGGTAGGTCCGACAATGCCGTCAACGGTGAGGGCTTGGTCGGTTTGGAAGGCTTTGACAGCTGCGTCGGTCTTTGGGCCGAAGATGCCATCGACGGGGCCGACGTTGTAGCCGAGCATTTTGAGCTCACGCTGGATCAGTTTGACGCGGTCTTTGGCTTTCGATCCTTTGCGCACTGACTGTCCAGGGTACGGAGGCACCGGTGCCGGCTGAGTGGTCTGTGGCGGGCCGGACACGATGCGCTCCGAGATCGGTGACGCCCAAGTCCAAGTCTCGGGACTGACCTCGATATGCAGGTGATCGTTTTGTGCTCCAGGCGGACGGCCGATCCAGCCGCGGCCTACTTCCCAGTAACGCTTTGCCCAGTAGTCGTGAATGCGCTGGATGCCGAGCACTTCATGATGCTCGATCAGCCACGGGATGACGTCTTGCTCGACACATTCGCGGGATGGTGCGGTCGGATGGCCGTCATCACGGCGGTAGCTGAGATCCTGAGCTGCACCGAAAGCGTGCGAGCTCCATGCTGTGCCGCCGCGAATCGGCCGGCGTCCGTAGCAACCGAGGTTCCAGAATCCCCAGCGCTCCTCGAGGTATTTGCGGATCTGACGCAGGTTTGGCGAGCAGGTGTCAAACGGGTGGCGTGGCGTGTCCCGTTGCCAACTGTGGTATCTCAAGGCTTCTTTCCGATGATCGGGGTCACTTCGTCGCCGCGTCGGGCGGCGATGCCGTTCCCGACGGCGTAACCGGCGATCATGCCGATCAGACCGGTGCCAGCCTCGTTCGAGATTGAGTCGGTCATCAACAGAAGCGTGACACAAACCAGCGCGACTAGGGCGATCATGGCTTTCGACGGGTTTGCGATGTTCATCTCTGTCCAATCCACAAGCAGAAGACAACGATCACGCTCATCACAATGGCGAGCGCGGCCGTTTTAGCGTCTTCGCTGGTGATGATCATGGGGCCGGCGGGTATGGGTGGGCGGCTTTGACGGCGGCTACGGCGTCGAGCCAGGCTTGTTCGGTTCCGTCGCCTCGTTGCCATTCGAAGAACAGCGGGTCGCTGGTCGCTTCGTAGTCGGCGCGCCGAGCATCCTCGACAGCGGCGACCTGTTGGGCGTATTGGACGGCCGGCCAGGCGGCATCAAGCTCCGTTTGCGTCGGTTGATCTCCTGGGCCGCTCCAGGTCAAACCGTCATACGTGTCGCCCTCGAGCGTCCATTGAGCATCGGGATAGTTAGCAGTCAGGACTGCGGCGTAGTCGGTCATGCCGAGACCTCCATGACGGTAATCGTGGACGCGGTGCGACCAACGGTGGCGGCGTCACCGTCGGCGCTTGAGCGGTTGATGTAGATGGTTCGTGTCACACCGCCAGCGTTGAAGTTGCGGAACCCGTAAGTGATCGCTGAGGTCGTGGCCGGTGAATCAAGAAATGACATTGACACTCGGCTCTGTTGGCCTGCGCCATGCTGAAAGCCGCTCAGGCGGGTGCGATTGCTAGCGCTCGCTCCGATACCGATCGCGGTGGAGTCGCGGAAGATTTGACCGGACGCGATCGGATCACCGGAGGTCGAACCGTTGATTTCAACGAACACGAGGATCGTGTTTGAGCTGCTTGACGGGGTGATGGTTGCCTCAAGGCCGGTGATGTTTGACGCAGACATTGTTCCTGATGAAAGCGATTCCGAAAACGTGTCGGTTTTCGTCGTGGATACAACCTGCAAAATCTTGCCGCCTGCGATAGCAGACCAGGAGCTCCCGTCGTAATACTGGGTGGCGTTCGTGTCCTCGAGGTAGGCCATTTGGCCCTCAGCCAGCGTTTTCTCACCGCTGCCACCGAACGCGGCGTCACGCTCTGTCGAGGATGCAAAAACAGGGATGCCGGTGTTGATGCCGGTGACTTGCGCGGCGGTGAGTACCTGGCCGGCGGTGAATGCTGGCACTGAGGTTTGGGCGTTGGCTCCCATAGGTGCTCCTTATCCTAGAACATTGAGGGCGTCGAGCACACCATAGACGGGATCGTCCAGGATGAGCTGATAGACGATGGTTGTGGGGCTTGTGTAGAAACGGGCGACATGACCGCCGGCGGTGTCGATGTAATGTTCGACGCCTTCGACCGCGAGTTCTTGCGAGATGTCGCTCAGAGTGTCGCCGTTGATGAACTGTTTTTGAATGGAAATGGTGTCGCCAACGTCGATGGTGGCGACGACGTCACGTTGAGCGTCGGTCAGTTGCGCAAACGCAACTTCGACCGCGGTGAACGTGGCCTCTGGCTGAGGGCTAAGTAGATAGTCAGCGAGATCTTGGGCAGCGGTGTCGGTGTCAAGAATCGAGCCGGTCACAGCGAGCGATTGGATGAAGTATTCGGATTGGCTGTCGGTGTCTTGCGCGGTCCCTGACTTGTTGTTGAGCGTGGACACATAGACCAGGTTGACGACTTTGTCGGCCCCGAATGAGATGTCGACGTTGCGGTATGGGTAGTTCGTCCCGTCGTCATGAAAACTTGCAACAGGCGAGGACAGCGTCGCACCGACCCGATTCTCAAAGACAAGCACGCCCTCGCGGTCAATAAACAGGCGGCCTTGTTCTGCGTTGTTGACGAGCTGTAGATAGTCAAGGACGACCTGGCCGAGCTCAAGGTTGTAGTCGCCGCCGCCGCCGATTTCGACGGTGCCGGTCGCGATTGAACGGGCCGCTCCGGACGGATAGTTGACCTCGGGCAGATCAAGCACAGCGCTGATTCGCGCACCGCTGAACTCTTTAGAAAGACTTGTTGTGTCGGTCACGGTTTGAGCGAGCAGATAGAAGTCGTCGGCGCAAGTGACGCTAACGGTGTCGTCGCCGTCGAGACCGAAGTTGTAGTCGTAGTTGATGATTCGGCCGACGAACAGCAGCTCAGCTTCACGGTATAGACGGACCAGCCGCATAGGGGCAAGACCAGGTTTGACGTTGTCTGGGTCGTAATACGGCGAGTCGCTGGCGAACGGGTTGAACACGCCGCCAGCCGCGGTGTCGTCGAGCAGGAACGTCATGGTGCCGGCGCCGAACTGGTCTTTGATGTCGCGGCGTCCTCGTTTGATTCGAATGCCTTTGGCACCGTCGGTGACGTCAGCGAAGTCAGTGAGGCCGTCCAGAACGAACGTGGTGCCGTCTAGAACGCCGCGTACCGTGTCATCGAGCCGAAACCCTCTGACGGGTGCGCCGGTGTCGATTTCAAGCGTGTAATCGCCGGACTGTACGACGGCGGTGCTCACAGCCGGAGGACTCCGAATTGAGCTGAGCCGCTGGTGCGGTTGTAGTTACGGATTGCGGTGACGACGGCTTCGCCGACTTCTTGGGTTGGGTTGATCGTGGACACGTTGACGGTCACGTTCTGGATCGCGCCGGACGGTGCTCGAGTAATGCTTGAGATGGGCGTGATTGTCGTCGTGGCAACCGGCGGGGCGGACAAGAAGCCGAGTTCGTCACGCGGCGGAACGTATGTGGAGGGACGCTGGCCGGCGCTGACCTGCTGAACCTGCTGGAAGGCGTTCAGGACGCGAAGCGCTGATGCGTAAGCGGCGTCGAGGTCGCCGGTGTCGATCTTGATTTTGAGCTGCTTGTCAAATGCCAGGGTGAGCAAACCGTGGGCGCTGAGCGTTTCGATAATGGCGCGGGTGAGATCTCGTTCGGCTTGTTGCAGTTCGCGGACATTGTCGGATGATTCGGCGATGACTTCGTTGTATTTGTCGAACTCGGCGCGAAGTTTCTCGATGTCGTCTTGGACGTCGAGCAGGCCGAGCATTTCGACAAGTTCGGGATTGAGTTGCTTGACTTCGTCGTAGACAGCGTTGACGGACTTGGCAAGCTCAAGCTGAGCTCCAGCGGCTTCGGTGGCCTCTTGCATCAACTCTTCGACTGACTTGGCGGTCTCGTCGATCTCTGGGTACATGTTGCCGGCGGCGCGACGGCCCTCGTCGAGGGTTTGGTTCCAAGCGGCCCATTCTTCGTTTACGTCTTCGGTTTGTTTCTGAAGCCAGGTGATGCCGTCGGAAAGTCCGTTGATGCCAGGGAGCAGGATTCGGAACGTGCGGCTGGCTTTGTCGCTGGCGCGCTCGAGGGCGACAAGGGCGGCTGTGAATGCGACGACGGCGACGATGGGCAGAGCGATCGCACCGACGGCGGTGTTGAATGCCCATTGAGCTGCGGTCGCGATCGCCGTGGTCGCCGTGTAGATCTTCATGCCAAAGTTGGCAACAACGATTGCGGCGGACAAGCCACCGACTGCGGCCGCCAACTTGATAATGATGTCGGTGTTATCGCCGACAAAGTCCGCCAGTTTTGCGAACACGGGCAGAATCTTGAGAACGATTGGCAGTAATGCTTTGCCTAGTTCGGCTTTGACGTCCTCAAACTGGGCTTTCATGATGCGCGTCTGGTTCGCAAGCCCTTCGCTGGTGCGTGCAAAGTCGCCTTGCGCGTCGGTGGTTTGCTTGAGGATCGCTTGCTGGGCCGCAAGAATCTTTTGCTGGTCGGTGAGTGCGCCGTTGCCGTCGTAAATGCCGAGGGCCATAGCCTCAGCTCTCAGGGTGGCGTCGTTGAGCAGAACACCGAATCGGCGCATCGGTTCGGCTTCGCCACGGAGCGCGGCGCCCATCGCCTGGATGACTTCGTCTGGTTCGGCGTTGTTGAAACTGGCAACGTCAGATGCCAAGGCGGTCATGCCGTTGGAGAACTCGGCGAGATCGGTGCCGGCTAGGCCGGCGGCTTTGCCGAATGTTCCGAACGTGCCAGCGGCTTCTAGGACGTCTTGTTTGGATTGGCCGAGGGCTTTGGCGGCGGTTTCTGCGAATGCTTCGACTTCTTTGGCGCCTTCGCCGAAGATGACGCCGACCTTGGACATGCTTTCCTCGAGGTCGGAGGCGGCGTTGATTGCTGGGATGGCGGCAGCTGCAAGTCCGCCGAGCGCGGCGCTTGCTGGCAGGAACGCTTTTTTGAGGGCAAACCCAACTTTCTGCGAGGTTTTCTCAAGGCGCTGAAACTCTTTTTGGGCTTTCTTGAGGCCGGCGTTGTTGAACTCGCTGACGATGGGGATCTGGATAGCCATCTAGCGGAGCTCCTTGCTGATCGTCTTCATTAGGTCGTCAACGGCTTGTTTGACGTTGGCTTCTAGTGTGTCACGTTTTTCTAGGACGGCGGGCCACAATGCGCGCATTGGCTCGCCAAATCGCTTGAGCCGTTCAACGAATGCGGCCGAGTTGCCAGAGCCGTTGTCGCGCGTTGGAGCGCGTCCTGAGCTCTTTTTGCCGGCGGTGCTGAAGATGACTCCAGGGCCGTTGCTATTGGTGAGAAACAAGCCTGAGATTTGGTCTTGCCGGCCGGTGGTCTTGATGCGGATCTTGACGCCGCGCTGAACGGCGGCTTGCCGGTATCCGGTTCCTCGAGGCCAACGGCCCCAGTTTCCAACGCGCTCAGTAGCGGGGTACAGCCGGCGGGCGAACGGCACGATGTCCTTGCCGACCGTGTCTTTCATTTCTTTGTCAACCTTGCGACGGAGCTGCGGGTCAATGTAGCGCAGGGTGCGTAACGCTTCGTTCAGTCCGTTGATCTCTACGTTTGCGCTAACGCTTGCCATGCTGTTTCTTCTGTTCTTCGATCACATCGACCACGGTGTTCAGGTCTTTGAGATCAAACTCAATGTGTGGGGGCCACCAGGAGACAGCGACCAGCAGTTCGGCTAGCTGGCGTCTTCTGGTCCCCCTCGGGTAGGGCGTTCGTCACTTCCAACGACCTCAAGGCTGACGATCTTCTTGATGAAGTCGTCAAACACGGCTGGCACGACCATCTTCTGGCCCTTCATGGCTTCATACGCGAGAAACGCGAGATCTTCCATGCCGGCCGCGGTCGCCATCTGTGACGCTTTGGTCTTGTACTTCCGTTCCCACGCGACGACAGCCCACAGGTTGGTTTGGATGTCCTGTGGGCCGTCGCCGAGGTCGATGCGGATCGTGAGGTTCATGTCGGGGCTCCTTTACTGGGGAATGAACTAGATCAGCTGGTGGCGCGGGTGAGGGCGCCGCCGCGGAACACGACGTCCATCGTCGGCAGCTCGCCGACACCGCCGTTGATCGGGGTGACGGACTCGAGGTAGCAG